TAAAGGCAGCTATATTAGCGGCTTGTCTGCCTGCCTCTGCCTGTTGAGCAGCAGCTTGTTCAGCGGCGCTCCTGGTAGAACTAGCACCAGTAAACGGATCTAATATACTACTAACTATGCTGCCCATTATAAACTCCTGTAATAAATCTTATAAGTGTTACCATCATTACCTACGGTGTAGTCTCCAAATTTAAAACCTATTGATTCTCCAAACTTACCTAACTTATCATTATCTACTAGTCCATACAGCGGTAGGTTTAGTAGTGACTGCAGTAAATTCAAATCTCTAATGTAATTCTTCTTTACTTCTGCTGTCCACTTAAATACATCTGTGTGGATAAATACTAAGTTATTAAACCATTCGATGTATATTGTGTAGTTATCTCGTAAGACTATCGGTATCTTCATCAAGACTTCATAATATAGGCCAACGCATAGTACGGCGGGAGGTTAGCGTTAGTGCCTGATGAACCAGTTGATGCAACAGTTGTACCAACAGTAACACCAGTAGTAGCTGTAGATACATAAGCATCACCACCACCGTTGTTCACACCATCATTAGACTGTTCTCCGCTTGTGAACTTATTTGGAGTAAACTCACCACCACGGTATACATGGTTATGGCCTGGGTCTGTGACACTGGATGTAGCAGTGTGATTGTGGCTTACAACGATAGCATCTGCAGAACCACCAGTAGCAGCTACAGCATAGGTAGATCCAGCACCAACAACAAAGCGATTACGAAGGTCTGGTGTTCCGTTAGAGCCATTACACAGAACCCAACCAGTTGGAATACTAGCGACAGAGCCTGACCACAGGACAATAGTACCAGAAGGAACTAGGTTAGCAGCAGCGATAGCAGCCTGTACAAACGCTGTGGTAGCAATCTGTGTGTTGCTGGTAGTAGCAGTAGACTGAGTAGGTGCTAGCGGTGTGCCTGTAAAGGTAGGGCTGTTTGTATCAGCCTTCGAAGAGATAGCCGAAGCGATAGCATTAAACTCGGTATCAATCTCTGTGCCTTTAATAATCTTACCTGCGTTACCGCTAGGCAGTGAATCCTTAGCAGCGAAGTTAGTAGCTTTCGTGTAGTTGCTAATTTTTATTCTCCTTTAAACTATTTTTCCTTGTTTAATATACACATCAATCCGCTGAATAGAAATTGGATTACCATTAATCTCTGCCTCTAAACCTACCTGCATCACAGCGCCTGTACCACCAGCCTGTATCTTGAACTTATCCAAGACGATACCGTCTGAGTATTCAGCAATATTGTACTCACCTATATTATACTCGTAAGTTACGGCTGTGTCAAGTTTTTTCGTAAAGGCAAAGAAGTTTTCGTTATAGTCAAAGCCCCACTTGACAGCCACATCCTGGTTAGAACCACCAATCACCACAAACCCAATCTGCTTCATAATCTTCTCCCTGGTAGGAGCATCGAAGTCAAAGTAGTTTGTATAGTAACTGAACCGATAGTTAGTACTGTTGTCTGTATGTCCAAAATATTTACCAATGTACCCAGGCTTGCCTATGTATAAGTCTTTGGTATTAGTAACCAAGAATGACCGAGGCTCTATATTAGTCCATGTAGTAACCCTGGCTGATCCATCCTGCAGAGGTGCTCTCATGTCAAAGCAGTAGACAAACTTGGTGGTAGGCAGGGCCAGGAGATAGAAAGCATCTCGCTCATAATAAATAGACTTGATGTTAGCCGCTGTTTCAGAAGCCACATTGCTCATCAAATCATCACGAACATTCTTAGAGATATCCCGCATAGGCAGAGACTTCTCTTGAATGACTCGCTGCAGACTACGCACACCAGCATCAGACAAGAAGATGATATCTGTACCAGTGCTCTGTACAGAGTCCCTAGCCACACATCCAACATTAGGAATATAATCCTGCAGTGTCAATGTAGTGACATCAATTGGGTTAGCATATATAGCAATATTGTTACGACCAAAGATGATAAGAAATCCGTTGTGTGCTGCAAGAGCCACTATCTTATCTGTATTAGGAAACACAGAGTTAATTGACAGAGAACCTGAGTCACCACCTTGGAAGTCAGAGCCATCCAGTAAACGACTAAAGTAGACTGTCTGTGGGTCTCCTGCGATATCTGCTAGCCATATACGACCATAAGCAGCGAGAGCACAGTTAGGACTAAAGTCTGCTGTTGTGTAACCCAAAGGTATAGTACCAATGTCTCCAAGCCTCTGAAAGCCGTAGGAGCCTGCGTGGCTGTGAGGATTAGCAATCGTTGTCACAGTGCTGGTAAGTGCATCACCATTGCTGTAGCCTGCCCCACCAGTAGTAATTGTTACCGTAGCCACACCAGTACCAGACAGGGTAGCAACAGTTACTGTAGCAGCGGTAGTGCCACCAGACAGTGTAAGGATATCTCCAACATTGTATCCACTACCAGCCGCTGTAACTGACAAGGCAGTGATAACACCGCTGGATACAGTAGTAACTGAGAAGGTAGCACCAGTGCCTGGGGTAGGCATACGATGGTATAACAGTGTAGGATGACCAGTCTGTGCTATGTAGGCATGAGGCTCTGCAGCGGCAGCATCGCCATAAGGCAGAGCAGCAGCTTGCCAGTTATTACCAGTAATCGTGTATGTGAGGTTAGCACTATTAGCCTGATTACGCACAGAGGCAGTAGTCATTGTGGTAGTGCCAGTAAACAGTTTATTGTTACCGCCACTAATGAACTGACTAGAACCATTGTCTGTCAACTCAAACATGAACTGCACTGGGTTAGCAGAGCCTAAGTCAGTGTTGACTGCACTGTTAACTGTTGTCCAGCCTCTACGAGCACCAATACGACCATAGCGGTCAATGACACAGTTGTTAGCCTCTAGCGCAAATCCTGAAGACAGCGATACCGCAGACTCTTGGATGTTTAATCCAAAGAATCCTGGTGCAGCAATAGAAGCGGTTTGGGTCTCTTGTGCCATTAAACTGGGTCCCAAAGGAATTCGTCAGGATACTTGTTACCTTCGATAGAGATATGGTCTGCTAATGAAGTCTGATATAATCCATAGGCTTCTGAGCTACGCAGTCCACCATCTTCACCACGCTCTGCCAAAGCCTTTGCATAGGCCAGGAAGATGACAGGTTCTGCAGGAACTTTGAGTTGGTCAGCATTAGCAGATAACTCAGCCTGTGGTTTAATCAAGTTAAAGTTAATTGTGTATGCGCCATTAGGGATAGGATAGAGGTCTACCTGTGTATCGCCATTAGAGTCTACACCGTTAAAGTTAAAGTAGCGTGGAGCAGACTTCTCAGGAGTATCAACTAGGAACCACTCGTCCATCTCCATAGTAGAGGCGTTATTCAGGAACCAGTTGCTTGTGTCATTAATCACATCGAAGACACGGAAACGAATACCAGAGCCAGTTAACACATAGTTAAACAGATCTGTAGAGGTAGCAACTGTGATAGTCTCTGACAGAGCATTCCAATTATAGGCATCTTCCACCTGTCTCTTAGCATCATTAACAAACTTACCAATGAGCTTGGAGTATGCAGTATCCGTAACAGATGTAACTTCATTCTCACGCAGACGAATGAGCACATCGTTAACAAGTTGTAGATAAGTCTTGTTAGCCATTTAGCAATCCCATTTCCTTAGTGCCAACGCCTTCCTTGTTGGTCTACCTTTCTCATCCTTCATAGGTCCTGGCATACCGCCCATACGAGCACAGAATGACTTCCTACGAGCAGCAGCCTTGGGAGACTTCTTAGCCTCTTTAGAAGACACTGGAGGCTTTAGGTTAGCGCCTTCCTTAGCCTTGAAGTATGCCCTGCCTTTAGCGTTTAAACCGCCTTCAGGATTCTGATAGACTTTCTTGACCATTATTTCTTCGCAGTCTTTTTAGCTTCTTTAAATGCCTTAGCAGTAGGAGCGCCTTTGGTTCCAGGCTTACGCATCTTCTCATTAGAACCTTCTTTGATACGCTTACGCTTGGCCCAGATGTTAGAGTATAGTCCTTGTTTCATTTCTTTTTCTTCTTCTTTGACATACCAGCCATTGATAGACCGATAGCTACTGCTTGTTTCTGCGGATAGCCTTCTTTACGCAGTTTACTAATCTTAGCAGATGCTGCTGCTTGCTTGCCCTTCTTAGTGTAGGGATACTTCTTTCCGTCAACCATTGGCATACTATTCTCCTTAGAATTGGAACTGGACTGCTGTTTCAGGGATAAACTCTACTGTTGCAATATAGGTTACGGTATTGGTGGTGGAGTTCTGCACACGAATCTGATCCCCAGCTTGTAAGACTACCTCTGCCTCTCCGTCTAATCTAATAAAATCACCAGCGCCTAAGTTCTTACCGCCAACAATGAAGTATTCAGTGTTAGTAGAGACATCATACCAATAGACCTTTGGAGTGTCATTGCCAGTAAGACTAATAATGTACATTAACTGCCAAAGACCAGTATTCTTGGTTGGAACCGTAAGAATAGTGTCCTTGGTAGTGGTGGTCTTAGTCGTAACAGCGGAGACTTTTCTGCTCATTTCTTACCTAACCATTTCTGTACGGTATCAGTTGCATAGATACGAAATGAGGTCCACACAATTGTAAATAGAGCAGCTATTGCAGGTAGAATCTCTGCTAGAGTACCTATGACAGTAACCACTGACAAGGCATCAGTTACTTGCTTAACTCCTTCCGTTGCTTGCGTTGCCATACTATCTCCACTTAGGTCCTTCGATCCAGGCCACTAACGAGTGCCTAGTTCCTTTGGTTACTGGGTTTACTTTATGTACTATGAAAGACGGGAAGATTAGTGCTGTTCCTTGTGTCTTTACCTGCTCTTTATCTGGTGCTCCAAGGTGCAACGGTTGCATCTCAAAGTCACCGCCTTCGTACTCTTCAGGGTCTGTTAACTGACAGATAAACGATAACTTCCTGTGTGCCTGTCTGCCATCATCCCAGTTTACATCGTTATGCCAATTATAATAACCTTGGTCTTCTGCATTATACTCTGTGAACTGTAACTCATTTAAGTGCCACAGTTCTGCACCAAAGGCATTATGATTAGCGATATGGAACAGGTTAGTTATTTCATGGTACAGCCAACCTAGTTCCTGATTATCTCTGTTAATCCACCTTACTTTACTTCTACGAACCTTGGTATCTACATTAGAGCCACTAAATCCTATGATTGCATCTTGTGGTTCGATCTTCTTACCTTGTTCTACTATCTGCTGGCAGAGGTCTTTGTTATACCTTTGTTGCCACATTTGCCACATTGCGTTCACAGTCGGTTAGCCGCCTGTTGAGCCTGATAAGCACTAATCACTTCAGGTGTCCAAGTAAGGTTACAGATAGCCGCTACATTGGCTGGCTGGCCTGCAAGGTCTTGTCCTGGTGTGAGGCTGGTACGATGATAGGTTTGAGTAAGAACCTTACCGTCCTCAATAATC